CATTCAGTCTCCCTCCTGGCCCACATTGTGCACTCATTCTCTTAGAGAATTAGATAATGCTTTGATCCTTTGGTTTATCTTCGCCGTGTTTCGCTTTGACAGCACCTTTAGAGATACTTTCAGAAAACGATTTAGCTTGCTGATAAAGTTGTTGATCAGTTATGGGTCCAACCTTACTTACTTCCCAACCAAACCAAGTGCCTTTATCATTTGACATTTGAGTTGTTTTTAGTCTGTAAATATGGCTAAAAGATGCCGGTGTAAATAAACCGTTCTTGCCTTTTAGTTTGATTCCCGACATCATTGAATTCCATTTTCTACTAATTTTTAATTGAGTAGATTTCATAGATATCAATGCAGTCGATGGACTATCACCTGTGATAATTACAAAATGAGACGCAGTCTTTTCAATATAATTACCGCTAGGTAGTCTATCTTTGTAGTTTGCATCTGGTTTTGTTTTGGACATGATATCAGAAGAAGAATCATAGATTGCAACTGGTGCACCTGGTCCATCTCCTCTATCTTTCCATTCGATGTATTCAAGTTTATAAAATGCAGGAATGACATCTATGCCCTTCACTCCATCATATAACTCTCCAGAGACAGAATTAAAAATCATTCCTGGCTCTGCACCTTCGACATACTTACCATCACGTTTGTTAACTTCTGGTGAAAGTTGTCCAAGGATTTTAAGAAAAGGAAGAGCTAGATCTTCTTGACCTATTTTGCCCAGTCCTGTTGCCCGTGAACAGGTTAAAAAGATCAGAGGGCATCTCTTGTCCAGACTCAAGACGCTCTCTGACCAATGCTTTAAGTGTCATTGGTTCGACCTTTAATTTCTGGATTGGTTCGTACCCTTGACCTTGCGCAAGGACAGCATATTGCTGTGCCTTGTTATCTTCGTCACGACCGAAGGCAACAGTGATTTCATTTTTAATCAAATCACCTAGGCCGTTATCTCGAAGCCATTTAAATGCTTCTTCCTTACTTTTTGTAGGTATGGAAGCACCGTAGACGGGTTTTACTTCTACCGAAGTTCCGTCTGCTAATTTTAATGTAGAGATGTTCATTTCCTGCATCATTGTAGGAATTACTTCTCCGGAAACTAGTTCCACTTTTCTTTTCAGCTCTTTTAGTTCCTCTTCTTTAGCTAGAAGTTCTTCTTCTAACCTTTGTAGTTTTACAACTTGATCAGATAATTTGTTGGCATCATTTGCACCATCCAAATCTGCACGTTGGTCTTTTTCAAAGTCAATACTATTCATTTATTTTTCCTTTCTCGTTTAAATTAATTTCTATAGGATAATAAATTCTATCTTGTTTATCCCATTTCAATAAATTGTATTTTCCATTTGTAAATTCAGAAACAATAGAACATGCAACCCCGATGATTGCAGGATCACCAGTTAATAATAAGTAATCTTTTATTGTATAATCTTTTAAAAGATTTCTTAATTTAAAAATTAATGGTCCAGGAGAAAAAATAATTTGAGAAAATTCTGGTAACAGAAATTTAAATTCTCCAAACTTAGAAGCACTCATAATATTTATTTTAGGAGCACCAGCTCTTGTACCAGGTAGTTCCTGTAATACATAAACTTTAGCTTTATAATTATTTTTTACATTCTCGTATTTTATGCTTTCTGACATCTTGACAATAGATATAAGATAGTCTATATAAGAAGTCAATACAGAAAGAAAAAAATATTATGGACTACAAATTTAAGACTAAGCCATACGCGCATCAATTAAAAGCGTTAGAGCTTTCTTGGGATAAGCCGTACTTTGCCTATTTTATGGAAATGGGTACTGGTAAATCAAAAGTACTGATAGACAACATTGCTATGTTATACGATAAAGGCAAGATCAATGGTGTCCTAATTGTGGCACCAAAAGGTGTTGTTAAAACGTGGTATGAACAAGAAATACCCACACACATGCCGGATCATGTAGAACATACAGACGTATTATGGCAAGCTATGATTACTAAAAGTCAACAAAAAGAATTAGATAAGCTTTTTGTACCTGGAGAGGACCTTCATATTTTAGTTATGAATGTAGAAGCTTTTTCAACTAAAAAAGGTGTAGAGTTTGCTGCTAAGTTTCTACGTTGCCATAGAACTATGATGGCAATTGATGAATCTACCACTATTAAAAATCCAGATGCTAAAAGAACAAGGCATATCTGTTCGTTAGGTAGTTATGCACTGTATAAACGAATTTTAACAGGGTCTCCTGTAACTAAATCCCCATTAGATTTATATAAACAATGTGAATTTCTTAAAAAAGAACTATTAGGGCATGTCTCTTATTATTCATTTAGAACAAGATATGCAGTAATGAGAACTATGAATCTTCCTAGTCATTCTACTCAAATAGTAGTGGGCTATCAGCATTTAGGTGAATTATCTGAAAAACTAAAACCTTTTTCACATAGGGTCTTAAAAGATGATTGCTTAGATCTACCAGAAAAAACATATATAAAAAGAACAGTTCAATTAACTCCTGATCAACTTAAGTTGTATAAACAAATGAAAGTATTAGCGCTTGCGCAGATGAATGGTAAGATGATGAGCACAGCAACCGTACTTACACAATTAATGAGATTACAGCAGATAACATGTGGTCACTTTACAGCAGATGATGGTACTTTTCAGGAAGTTCCATCAAATAGACTTCCTGAACTAATGGACGTATTGGAAGAAGTAGAAGGAAAAGTTGTTATATGGGCACATTGGCAGAAAGACGTTAATAGGATAATCCGGGAGATATCGAAAAAATTTGGCAAAAATAGTTTCGTCGATTATTACGGTTTGACCCCTATGGCCGACCGTCAAAAAAATATTGAAAAATTCCAGAATAATCCCGAATGTAGATTCTTTATTGGTACTACTCAAACAGGTGGTTATGGTATTACATTAACTGCAGCTTCTACTATGATATATTATTCTAATGGTTATGACCTGGAGAAGCGACAACAATCAGAAGCAAGGATAGATAGGATAGGACAAAAATATCCAATGACATATATAGATATTATGTGTGAGAAAACTGTTGATGAAAGAATTGTTAAAGCTTTAAAAGAAAAAGTTAATATTGCAACTCAGATTATGGGTGAAGAATTAAAAGCTTGGATCTAACCTACAACTTTTCCACCAGACCATTTCATTTCGGGCAGTCCGTTTTCGTAAGTTTTTCCATCGTAAGTTAAAACTTGTTTTCTGTTCGCACCTTTTTCATTGTACGACACATGCACCCAGCCGCCTGCTGGATCATCTTTTTTGTAGAACTCTAAAATTAATTGATCAAAGTCACAATTGTTTTGAATCCAATAAGCTGTTTTAATATTAGGCACGCCTGCTATTTCGAAGTCAACCGCTTGGCCCTTAGCATGCTGGCTCGTTTTTTTCGAGCCGATAGCTTCGCAAAGTGCTTCCGATCTGTAGCCAGAGGTAATAGTAATGGGTTTATCAAAGTGCGCACGAACTGGTTCCAATATTTCATAACATACATTCTCCAAGTTTTTAATGTCCCCGGCCCCTGGTGAGTTATCAATTCCTTTTCGAGTCGCGGTCATTGACTTAGTCATTTCTTCTAGTTTAAAGTGTTTCGATAATTGCATGATTTTTTATTGTAAGATTAAAGTAAATATAACATAACCCATACCCGTAATCAACGCTCCAGTAGACACTAATAAGATACTTTCTATACGGTTTATTTGACGTTCTAACTTATTTATCTTATCATGAGTCTGCTTTTGCATAATTCTACAAAGCTTTTCATGTTCCTCTATTTTTTGTAATGCGTTTTTTACCATAGTATTAACGGTTGAATAGTAAATCTATTTTTTGTGCGGTTGTCAAGTTATTATAGTTGCTTCCGCTTACCTGTTGTGACACTAAATTACTATCAATTGATGGTAGATTTAATGTTGTAGGTGTGATAGGCGTGTCCTGCATTATTGGAAGTAAAGGGTTCTCGAATATTGGTAATGAAGGTAATGCTAAAGAAGTCTCTGCCATTTTTTCTTGTAAATCTGCAATAGCATCCCAAGCTTTTTCTAATGGATTAGGTTCTCCTATCTTACTTGCATTTTCAATAAAAGCTCGTTGAACATCTAATGATATTGTCATCGGTCTAAAAATGTTTTCATCAATTGCACTTAATTCTACATTAGATATTCTATCTAGTGCGCCATAATAATTTTCTTCAGAAATATTAAGTAGTCTTGCGGCATCCATGTCTAGTTTTAAATTTTTTTTATTACTAAACAATGCACGGTTAGCATTAATGTATGCGTCTACCACTTCTCTTGGTTCAATTGGTCCACCTTTTAATGCAGCCCTAGTAAATAATGACCTAGAATCCCTTGCACCCTTCTGGTAGTCAGCAACCTTAAATCTTAATCCTCTTTCAGGATTAACTCTTACTGCTCTAAAACCAAACAGCCCTTGAAACTCATCACCAAATTCAAACTCTTGACCATACTCATCAAACTTTCCTTTAGTAATTACATCAACAGGTTTAATTGATCTGTCTAATCTTTGTAATTGTTTCCATGAGAAAGGCATTTGAGCTTCAACTAAGTGAGACATAATCTTACTTACCTTATCTCCAGGAGTATCTTCGTCATTGTAAACTTGGAAACCGTCTCTTGTTCTTCCACCTCTCATAATAATATCTGACACAGCTTCAGTCCAAATAGATTCTGATATAAATGGTTGAGCAAACTCGGCCATAGAAGTAAGGACCCCTTTCATTAGGTCATCCATCATACCATCTTCATCTGTTCTACCATCTTGGACAGAGTTAACTACAGTCTGTAATGGTCTTAATAATGTATCGTAAGCATTAGCATGACTGAAATCTATGTATTTAAAGCTACCATCTTCTAGTTTAATAGGAAGTATTGTAGAGTTCTTAGACCATTGAGCTACGTATCTTCTGATCGCTTCTCTTTCTTCATCAGTTACATCGTATAGTGCCTGGAATGCTGCAACAGTTGCTGTAGGTACAGCTGCTACTGTAGTAGTAAAGCCAAACAATCTTGTGTAACCTGTGGTTTGAAAAGGTTTTACTACTTGACCATTAGGTAATGTAATCTCCTCATTAATTTCTCTTAAGGCACGTCTAACAATATTAGTTCCTGTTCTTGCTATCTCTGCAGGGAAAGATACAAAGTTTCCTATTGGTAATTTTCTTAAACCTTTTATAAATTCAGACACATAATCATAGTTAGGTATATTATTTTTAACTATATCTGCGGCTTCTCTCTCTAAAAATTCTTCTGTTAGTCTTACTTCTTGTCCACCTCTTTTAAAAAATTGTCCTCTTACTACACCAGCATTTCTAAATGATGCTTCTATTCTATCCTTCTCCATAGCCCATGAAAAAATTTTCCAGAAGTCATCTTCAGCTGTGTATAAATCTTGTGATACAGATTTTAATCTTGATAAAGGTCTAAGTAATGCTCTCATTCCTTTAGATGAAGATAGTGTTGAACCAAAGTCAACATCTTCTAATAGTCTTGTAAGGTCCCCTAGTTTTACGTTAGAGTTTACAACACCTAACTTTAAAAGCTTTTGATATAATTCATTCTGTTGTCTTGTTCCTTTAAGGGGTGTTTGTAATGCTTGGTAAGCTATCTTCATAGGGTTACCAGTAATAAATTCACCACCTACTTCTACTGTTACATCTTTAATAGCTGCTGGCAAAATACCATTAGCTGCAGCAAAAGCGCCTGCACTTATAAAGTTTCTCATGTGTGTGACTGGAGATAAAATTGTTTTAGCAATCTGTGATAGACCTTTAGGGTACAAGATTAAACTATGATACAATCTTCCTAAAGTTCCTGCATCTTTAATTTGCAATCCGGTTTTTTCTAATGCATCAGCTACTCCATTTCTTGCCCAGAAAGGTGTACCTGCATCACCAAAAGGATTTAATCCTCCTGACTGTGGTCCCTGTGTAGCAATCTTTTTACCTGTTCCAACATCTAAAGTTTTAGCTGGGTCAACTACATCTACTCTTCTAAAAGTTTTTCCTCTTGGGCTACCCCAATATTGAATTGCTTCTGCTTCTGATCGTGCAAACATTGGTTGAGCTACTGCTGTTTTATCAGGAGCTGCTCTCCATGCTGCTACCACTTCATCGTTCTTTGAAATTAAATCTTTATAGAATAAATTACGTCTAGTTATTAAAGATAGCTTTGCCATACCCCCTATAATAGTTTGCATAGGATTATTCGTTTTGCCAAACAACCTATTAAAAACTTCTTTGTCTGCTTCAGAAGCTAGATCCGAAATAGAAATTCTAGGAACACCACCACGTTTTGTAAACGCTTGGCCTTTAACTGCATCATCTAATGTAGTTCTGCTAACAAAAAAATCTGGTACGTTAAAGATTGCATCAGAAGGTTTATCCATTCTAAATCCTTTAGGCATGTCAGCAGTGTTCAATGCATTCTCTACCCACTTGTCGGCTTCCAGATCACTCATTGTTTTACCAGGGTTAGCTGTTGCATAAGCATCTTGAAAAACTTTTCTTGCATTTCTTATTGCTTCAGCCGCAGGTCTATAACTATTCCATGGCATTAAACCTTTGTTCTGAAATACATCGTACGTTGCTCCCATATAATTTTTAAATTTACCCCCGAACAATGCTTTGAATTCTGCTATTTCTTCTTTACCAAGGCTTCCTCCTAGTTCAGAAAATAAATCAGCCCACTTACTTCTTATAGTACTTAGGCCACCTACTAAAGACGTAACAACTTCTTCTGCTTCTTCTCTGTTAGCTGCAAATTTTTTAATAGCTTCTTTTAATTCAGCTAGTTTCTTTTCATCCATTTTACCGAAGACAGTCTTACCTGCATCATCTAGTTCCGCTTTACCGGATAGCATTGTGTCATTAACTAATTGTAAAAATTTTTTTCTCTCTTTAGTTAATGGTTGTTTATCAAACATAGTTTTCATTGGAGGAAATAGTTTATCTATATCTACTTCCAGTTCCCTGGACAATGTTCTAGCGACATTTGCATCAGCTGATCTCGCACCAGTCATGCCTCGTTCTATGTCAAAAAATTCTGGAGTCTTACCACTTCTTGCTCTAAAAGCGCCAGCTACTTTATCAATCCATCTATCCATCTTAGAGTTAGCAACATCTAATTGCTTGTTTCTGTTAGCTAACTTTTTAATAATAGATCCTGTTCCACCTATAATACCGGTGAACAATGCCCCTTCAGTTCCAAACTTAACTCTGTTTAATATTTCTGTAGCGGCATCGGGGTCAGCGCTTCTATCAATTTTTGTAGGGCCACCTAATAAATCTCCAAAAGATCCAATGTCTTTAACATCACCAACGAATACACCTTCTGCTAAACCGCCACCTAAAGCCCCAGCAATAAATTGTCTGCCTTTACCTTTAGCTGTTAATTCTAATGCTTCATCAGCAGCTTTAACTAGATTAGGGTTATTTAATTTTACATACTTACCATTCTTGGCTGCAAGCATAGCCGCTTTAGACATACCACTAGCAGCTTTAAAAGCTATACCACCAGGTAAACCTATGTTAACTAATAATTCTGTAATTTTTCCAGCAGCTGTTGCTTCTGCTTTCTCATCAAATTCTGTAAGGTCATCAAACCATTGTTCAACTGCAGCCGCTTTACCACTGTTGACACCTAAGTCTAATAGACTTGCGCCTAAAGAAAATAATCCTTTTGGAATTGCAATTAAACCTGACGCTACACCTGATAGCATAGATTCAAATGTACCTACTTTACTGTTTGATTTTTTATATGTTGAAGTATCTATAAAATCTGATCGTTGTAACATAATTCATTACGGGAATAAGGTTAAGGTATTACCCGCTCCATCTACTTGTACTACTTCTTTACCTACAATATATACACCCGCAACTTTAGCGTTTGGATCTTTACTTAATTTGTCTGTTACTGTTGTTTTAATAAATGCTTCTCCTGTTGAATCATCTCCCACTACATCGTCATATTCCTCTTGAGTTAACATTACTTGTGCTTTAGGGTATTGTTTTTTAGCAGAAGATACTAATGATTTGTGTGTTAGTGGTTGTTTACTCACACCTATATCAACAGTTACTTGTTCTCTTAAGTTTAATGGTTTGTTTAATATCATTTTAGCAGCATCTTCTTTAGATATGTTTAAATTACTAGCAATAGCATCAATGTTTTTTTGATATGTTCCTGCTTTACCTGATGCAATGTCTGCTTCAATCTCACCTTTAAGTATAAGAGTATCAATTGCGTCTTTAGTTTTAGCTGGTTTATCAAACTGTTTACTAGTTGCTTGAATAACTTTATTAATTAAATCACCTGATTTAATATCTTCTTTAAAGTCTCCTGACTCTTGAATTATTTTACTTGCATCAATTAAAGAATCATAAGCAGCTCGCTTGTTCATGCCTTTAATGTCCATGATGTCTCTGTACTTTTGAATTCTCTCTGCTCTTATTTCTTCATCAGATTTTTCAGGTTCAATTATTTTTTCTGTTTCAAAAATACTTTTGTCAGTGCCTGGGCCTTTCTTTTCTAATTCTTCTTTGGCTTTTTTATCTGCAAAATATTTATCTTGATCAAATATAAAATCAGGAACAGCTAAGTCTAATGCTTGCCATCCTGCTTTTTTAAGTAAAGGATACTCACCTGTTGCTATGTTATAAGCTGGACCACTGCCTAAATAAGCCCCACCAATTGTAGTTTTAGGATTTTTTGTTGCAAAATATTTCATTTTTTCTAACATTGAAAGTGGTCGTTGACCTACACCAGCATAACCCGGGCCTAGTTTGCCTCCCACATCAACACCTCTTGGGGGCATATCTAAACTGCTTCTCCATTTTCTATACCAGTTTTGAATTGGTCTAATTCCTGTTAACCCTATATTTTTAATAGCTTTCCATTTTCCACCAGGACTAAAAACAGACAAAGGTTTTTTACTGATATTAGTTACTGTTTTTTTTGCAGCGTCTACTACTGGTTTTGGAAATAATTCTAGTTGCGTTTGATGAAGAGCTCTACCTCCTCTTTGTGGAAACACTGGGTTTCCTACAAGCGCGGCTCTACCACCATTTGCATGTGGTTCTCTGATACCTGACATGACACCTTCTTTAATAGGCCCACCGTATCTAAACATTGGTCTATGTAATGGTCTCATTATTTTTTCCTCATTGCTCTGCCAAATCCACGTTTAGCTTTGCCTATACCTCTAACTCTTCCACCGTCTTTCATAGGAAGCGATTGTAAAAGATTAGCTATGAAGTCTAGTCCTACACCAGTACCAGCGGTACCTGCTCCCCATCTTAATATTTTACCGCCCAGTGATGATTTATTTTTTGTAGCCATAATTTATCCTGATATTAATTTTATTGATTGTTGTGGTTGAAATATTTTTCCATACAATCCAGCAAGTCCTGTCATCGTACCTAATGCAGTTTGCCATGGATTAGCTGGTCCTGGATCTTGATATTGTGGTGCAGCCATTCCTCCAGCAAGACCAGTAATGCCTGATGCATACTGTGATAATCTTCCATAAGGTTCGTAAGCTTGTGCTTGTAATTGTTGTTGCTGGGCATTTAACAATGCTTGTTGGTATCCTTGTTTCATTGCACCAAGATTTCCTAGTGCTGATATATCTGCACCCATTCCTTGTCTTGCAAAATCAGATAGACCTAGTTGAGTTTGACCTACTCCTAATTGTTGGCCAGCAATAGCTTGTTGATTCATTAAATTTTGTTGTCTTTGTGCTACTGCATCACCGTAACCTTGTTGTAATAATCCTGCTCTAATTCCAGCTTGGTTAGCTAAAGTGTCAGCATCGTATTGTCCAAGCATTGCACCTTCTCTACCACCACCAAAGTTTCCAGTTCCAACAGCAGCATCTTGAATAGATTGTCTACCAGCTTGTCTTGATATGTCGTACTGTCTTAATGTTTCATCGAGAACTGCTCCTTGATATGGAGATGTGTAATCTGTTAATTGTTGACCAGTCATAGGTCCTGTTAAAGCACCTAGTCCACCAACAGTTCCTGCCGCTTGACCAGCTGCAGTCTGTGCTGCTTGTAAATAAGGTTGGTAAGAACCAACACCTTGTGTTGCTAAATTATATGCTGCTGTTTGTGCAGGATCTTGTCCAGCTACAAACTGTGAGCCCATGAACGTAGATGTATCAAGCTCCGGCGTATATGCTGCCGTCATCTGACGGGCTAAATCTTTTCCTGTGTCTTGTAAATAATCTGGTAATGCCATTATGCTATCCTCGATTGTAACATTTGTTGTTGATCATACATTGCTTGTGCTCCTTCTAGACCTTGTGAGTCTTCTGAAACTTCTCCTCCAGCTTCTAAGTTATCCATTAAATTTTGCATAACTTCAGAGCCTTTGTCTATGTCTCCACCGCCTGCATTTCTAACTGCATCAGCTGTAAAAACAAATTCATTTTTGCTTAATCTAGCTGGTACATCATCTGCTCGCTCTTTTCCACCTATTTCTACAAAGCCACCAGTCTCTCTATAGTCTTTTTCTTGACCACCCATGTCAATCATTTCAGAAGCTTCCTCTGTTTCCATGATTCCACCTTCTTGTTTTCCTTGTCTTTTGTACATACGCATAGCTGCTTGAGGATTGTAAGCATACTCATCTTCATCTTCACTCATAAGACCACCTGCATACGCACCTATTCTTCCGCCTTGAGCCATCATACCTAATCTTTTCTTAGCTTCATCAATTGCTTCTTGTTGAGAAAAACCTGCCTCTCTTAATTCTGCTACAAGTTCCATAAAGTCGTAATCCCCACCAATACTAAAACCTATTCTTCCACCGTTAGCAGCCATCATAACTTCTTGTGGTTGCTCCATGCCTTGACCTTCTTGTTGCTGTTGCATGATTGCTTGTACGAACTGTTCAAAAGTTAATGTGCCACCTTGGTTTTTATATTTTACAAACTCTGCCATAAGCATTTGTTCTATTTGTTCTTGACCTGGCTCTCCGCCATTCATTAATCCTGCTCTTCCACCATCAGCTGCATAAAAATTTTTATTTATAAAATCAGAACGAGGCATAAAAGATAATGTGCTTGCGCTAGGGTTAGTGTAATGTGCTCTTGCCTGATTTCTTATGTCGGCAATACTTGAAGGAATTTGTGTCCATGATTCTTCATCAACTTCTTCTTCTTCATCACCACCCATTAAGAATGGTGCTGCTAATGATGCTCCTGCTAAACCTGTAAATAATTTTTGACCACCTGATAAACCACCCCACCATTTACCAGCGCCTCCAGTCATTCTACTAAGAAAACCTCCGAGACCTTTTGTTTTTCCGCCTAAAGCTCCAGGAGATAATCTACTAGCTCCCATTAGACCTTTAAGAAAACCGGAACCTTTCATTCCTGAAAAAGGACCAGCTCCCATACCGTACATACCTAGACCACCTATTAAAGCAGCTTTACCTATAGGGCTTTTAACAATTTTCTTAACACCACGTACAGCTTTCTTAACTAAGCTTCCTAATCCGTAGAGTTGTCTGGGTTCTTGCATTCTAGAAATTGCCATATTTTTACCTTAATCTCCTACTTTACTTTGTTTTACTCATTAAATCAAGGGGCGGCATGATAACCTTTACGTCCTGTGCCATGTCCTCGTTTTTGTAACCCTTAGTTTCCCAGTCTTTTCTTTCCTGAAAAAGCTCGCCAGTTTCCTTGTGTCTGTAGGTTAATTCAACTGTTGCATTCTTTATTTCCATTAATCTGTTTTTTCCTTTTTAATGTTTAAATAACTGATGGTAATAACTACTCCATCACTTACAGTTCCGGCTGTAGTAGCAGCTAATACGTTGCCTCCTTCTACTACCATTGGATTTGTTAGTATTTCTACACTAGCAGAAGTGGCTAATGTTTGAGTATGTATAACTTCAAAAGCATTATTAGTAATAGTTATAGTAGGAGTATTAGATCCTGATTTATTAGTAACATGTAAAGACTTAACAATAATAGTTTCATTATCTCCTGGCTCTAAAAGATTATTACTTTCAGCAGCTGTTACTGTTTTACCATAAAATTTATATTCGTTTACTACTGCCATTATGAATCTAAAAAGAAGCTTTTAGCTTCTATCTCTTGTTTAACTTCATCTTGAAATGAAGAGTTTAATTTTGTTATTACACCATCAAGGTCCCTGACCAATGATTGTAGATTAGCTCTGCTATATTCTTCTTCAGCTCTTGTTAATGATTGTACGATCTTTGCCATTATAATATACTTAATAGTCCTCCATATCTTAAACCTACTCTTCCGCCATCAGCCCAGCCCCAACCGCTGTCGGTTCTATCTGTGTCTTGAGCTCCTGCGGAAGTAGCTTGTTGTGAACCACCACCCATTGCTGATGGATCTACATTGCCTGAAGCAACTCCTGAAGATGCAATTCCTTGTCCACCACCTTGAGTAGTTAAACCCCCTAAATCTTTAACCGCTTTTTGATGAGCTATCTCAGCTTCATGAGCTTTAGCTTGATCAATTAAACTTAAATCAGAACTTATATCTTTTTGTTTATTAATTTGATTTTTTCTAAAATTCCATCTTGTTATATTCATTTTGTTCAGTTGATTCCAATGGTCAGCTTCCGTACCCTCGTACTTTCCTAAGTCCGCGTTCCATGTAGCTACAACATTACCGTCCTTATCTTTTTTATCTTTTGCAAAATGTTTATTTAATTTATCAAAATCCTTCTGCACTCCTTTAGCATAATTTCCAAATGCACTTTCAATATTCATTCCAAATGGATCTTGACCACCAAGATTTTTTCCAAATACTGTTGGTCCTTGGTATCCTTTTTGAGAAGCTATAAATGCTTGATCAGCTTGGGGCAGACTTGCATAATTCTTTAATCCAAAATTACTCATGATGCCCATAATTCCTGGTATTATTCCTCGTGGTTGTATATATCCGCTAGTCATAATATCTTCGTAAGATTGAGGTCTATTTATTCCAGGAATATAATCGTAAGCAAAATCACTTATTCTTCTTCCTATTGTAGGTTTTTCTTCTTCAATATAACTTGGACCCAGTTGTCCTGTAGCGTATTGCATTCTGTAATCATCAATAATATTGTCTGCATAATCCATAACTTCTTTGGCGGGACGCGGTTGTCCAGAAAAAGTTTGGGTTGTTGCCAATCTATTAAAAGGATCGTTTAAATCTGCTGATGCTTTATTATACATTGCTTGTGCATCAAAGCCTCCAGGTGTTTTTGCTCCTGGAAAAGTTGGAAACTGTGCTGGTCTTAAAGGTCTATTACCTTCCTTAATTCTTTCATTATATGCCTGTATATCTCTATTAAAATTAGAGACTAGATTTGAAGCACTGCCTGGATAATAATTACCCCCTCCGCCGCCAGTAAAAGCAGTAGTGTTAGGTATTCCATATGATGTTGTTACTTTTTCTTCTTCTCCTTCTACCTGTGGCAAGTAAGATTTATCCATTAAAAAATTAGTTCGAGGGACAAATGCTCGAAGTTGTGCGTCTGTTAAAGCCATTACCTTCTTCCTCCTGGATGTATATCTAATCTAAATGTACCTAGTTTCCAGTCTTCATTGCTAGTTATATTAGCAACCGTCATTGCAATTGACCGTGCTCTTAATCTTGTATCTTTTTTAGTAGTAGTATTATCAATTGTATAATTTGTTGTAGTAGGTGTGCTGTGAGGGTAGTCTCTAGTTGTAAAACTAATTTTAGTATTACCTGTTTGTGAAATAAAGTCTGGTATAAATCTACTTATTCTCATTATAAATTCTCCGTCTCCTCTAAGGTCCGGCATACCAACAATCTGTCCACCACCTCTAGCTGATTTCTGAGTAATATCAAAATCACCTGAAGTTATGGTACCAATTACCGCCGTTACTGTTCCACCAGCATTAACTTGATCGGTCCCTGTTTCCTGTTTATAGTATATAGTACTTCCGTCTGTATTACCAGTAACATCATAAGAAGCATTATCGGAAGGGTTATAATATGTAGCATGTGGTTTAGCAAAAACAGCTGAATCTTGCCACGCTGCTCTTGGTAAAGTTCCTGTTGTCCATATAGGTCTTTTAATAGTAGAGTCTAAATAGTTATAAGTAACCACCCTGTTGACTGCATCAGAAGCGTTTGTGCAATAAAACCAGCTTATCTCTCCAAAAAGATTGTTTAATCCACAGTTTACAAGGTCTCTGGCTGTTGTGTTAATGTCATCATAAACCGTATCTTCTACTAAACAAGGTACTGATTTTAATTGACCATCGTATGCAAAGAATCCATTTTCAGACATCCAATAAGCGGTACCATCTACTTCAATGTTAGCATTCTTTCCTAATAATCCACAGTTAGTTCCTACCTGTTCGAATGAGAAAGTAAATGGTTGACCTACGAACTTCATTAGAAATAATGCCGTATCTGTCCATACATAAATGGCATCCCTACCTTTGATAGCTCCCATAATTTTAGAACCATCTGCAAGTCTTTGTGTACCTGCGGTGTTATTTGCTTTAACTGTATAAGAATCTGTTGCGTTAATACTCTCTTGAGAAGAGAATCTAATGTACATATCATCTTGAGTTGAAGATGTTCCAATAGTTGTTTCTGTTCCAAAAAATACTAAGTGTCTATCGGGTGTAGATACTAATACATGACGCGATGCGGTAGGTGCATTTGCTAATACGGTAGCTCTATTATTTACCGCGGCAGCCGCTGCTGCATCCCATTCAAAACATTTACCATTATAAATAAGTGCAATTAATTTTGTTCCGTAGTTATCTAATACCCATAAACCAGGATCAATTGTAAAGTCAGCAGAAGATGGGTCACCCCAAGCAACGTAGCTTGAAATGTTTGTAACTGTTGCACCACCACTATGAGTAGCTTTACTTGTTCCATTTACTCCTCGTGCTCCTCCGCTTAAAGTGTTTGTAGTAGTATTGTTAGATGTAAAACTTATGTCTTCTGTTCCAATTCTTATTTCTCCAGTTGACGGAAAAGCTGAAGAACTGGTTAATACAATATCTGTCGTTATTAAATCTGTTATAGCTGTTGCTAAAGTTGTAGTTGCTGGTCCTAAAGCTGTACCACCCCACAATGCTGTACCCCAACCATAACCACCTAACTGTTGTGCAGGTCCTACGGTATAATAACATAATACAGAAGTACTGTTTCCATCACTTGTAGTTAAAGGTGTCCCTGATTCCTGAGTATCCATTGTAATGTCAAAAGTATCTGTAGTAGGAACAGCAGTTACCATAAATTTTTTGTCTTCAAAAGTAGCGT